TGGTGTAGTCCTCAGTCGTCCAGTACGTGACATCCGTGTCCGTGGCAAACAGAAAGCCAGCCGGGATGGTATGCCCCGCCGTGCCCGTCACCTTGACGCTGTATTCAGCAGAGGTGGCAGGATTCCGGGAGATGCCCGCAAAAACGCACAGCCGGTCAAGGCTCTGCCCCGATGCCGTGTGCGGGAAGCGGGCAAAATAGACCTGTTCGATTTCTTCCTCCGCAGTCGCCTGGTCGTAGGCGTTGATGCGGATGTACTTGCCCAGCACGCTTTGGTCGCTCGTGTCGATGTCCTCGCCCAGGAGCTCCTTGGCCCGCTGGATTTTATCTGTCAGGATTTCGTCATAGGTGCGGCGCTGGTAGCCCTTATCCGTCAATCCCATGCGATTTCACCCCCTACTTCCTCGCCGTCTGCGTTGTGCGCCTTGAAGACGATCTTCGCAGCGCGCGCGCCCGTGTCGGCGGTGTACTCGAAATCGGTGATGACAAAGGTGCTGTCCACCTGATGCAGGCCGCGTTCGACCTCATACCGTGCCAGCTCCTCGCCAACGCCTTTTCCGATCAATTTGGAAAAGTCAATGCCCTGCTCCCAGTCGAAGAACCACTCGCCGAGGTTGGTGTGCAGGACTGTCCAGACCTTTTGCTGCGTGAGGTTATCGCCGACGGCCAGGCTGATCGCACCATTCTCGATCAGCACATCGCCGCGGGCATCCAACGCAAAGCCCTTCATGTGATCCGCTCCCTCCCTCAAAGAATACCGACGATGATGCTGTCGGAAATGCTGTGGCGGCCCGCAGGCGGCAGCTCATTGTTGCCGCGGCGTGCCTCGGTGATGTCTCTGTCAGCGCAAAGGCAGGCCACAAGGTCGCCCTTTGCAATCATGGTGGGCACGGCGACGGTCACATTGTTCCCGTTGCCGTCCTTGATCGTGCGCGCGCTGAACTTGTACTTGCAGGCAACCGGCACGTTGGAGACGACGGCCTGCGCCTTCGCTGCGCTGCCGCTGCCCTTCATCAGGCCAAGCGGCTGCACAGTGGCCGACTCTCCGTCCGTCGAGATCACACGCCCGATGTACCCGCAGTGCAAGTCCATCAGCTTCCTCTCGACGAGCTTGTCAACAAATGACGCATTCCCCATGTTTTCACCCCCTTAGTACATTTTCGCGGTGGTGACGGCTTCGGATGGGGAAAAGCGATGCTCGCCGCTGCACACGCGATATGTGCCATTGGCTTCCTTGCTGGTCAGCTTGACAATCGCGCCCGCACTCATGCGATGCTGCAGCAGCATGTCCACCTCGTAGCCGTTCACCGTTTCGGTGTAGTCCTCGGCGGTGACTTCCTCCTCGTAGGAGCTGGGGGAGCCGATCATGCCGGTATCAACTGATACCTCAAAGTTGAGGTTGTCCCCCTCCTTGATGTATCGGGCATAGATTTGCCCCTTGTTCACATAGACCGAAATGCCGCAGACCTCCGCGTATTTCTTGATGTTCTCCATCAGATCGCCGTCGACGGTCTGCGAATCCTTGTAGGTATGATCCCTGCGGGGGCTGAAAACCGCGACCGGGATGCCGGTCTTGTCGATCAGCTCCTTCAGGATGTAGCTTGCTTTGGTATTGGCCGCGTAGGACTTGCTCTCGACGGTATGGTCTTTGATGTCGTCCAGCGCATAGATGGTCGTCACCTTGTCCACATCGTTGCGATTGGTCTTGACCTTGGAGATGTACCCCTTGAAAAGCACACCCGTGTCGCCCTTGTAGCCCGCCTCGATGGAGATTGCCGCATCCTTTTTCAGCTGCTTGATCGTGTTGTCGGACAGGTTGTAGACGATGATCTCCGCCTCGTTGGGCTCCATATCGTCGTCGAAGGGGACGGTGAACTCCACGTCCAGTGTTTCAGAATCAATCGTGACATCGCCGGTTCTCACCGTTGCCACGCTGCCGAATACGCCATCCGGGCGGATGTCAAAGGGCTCCTGCCAGGTCTCGAACGCCTTGACCAGGGCGGAGCGGAGGTCGCTGTCATGGCTCTGCATCACGGCAGAGGAGGGTGTATCATGCATCGGATTCACCCTCCCCGCCGTTGTCGATGATCAGAAGCACCGTGCGGCCCAAGTTGTCAAAGGTGACGGCATTGCTCTCGCAACTGGGGTCTTTCGGGATGATCTCCAGGGCAGGAAAAACGCCCGCCCTGTACACGTCAGCCCAGAGAGGCTGGCCGTAGATGATCGGCTCCCCCGCGCAGATCAGCTCATTCTCCCGGTAAAGGTCTACCGTGAAAAGGTCAGCCGTCGCGTTATGGTTGAAGCGCAATGTAAATATCTCGCCAGCGAGCTGAATGTTGCACACATACGGCAGCAGCTCCTTGTTGATTTCCAATACTTCCGGCGCAGTCATTTACATCCCCCCTTATGATTTGTAGCCCATCAGCAGATAGGCACCGACCTTCAGCGTCGTCGCAACGCCAGGCTTGGTGAATGCGTGCGGGTTGTTCATCATCACCGTGGAAATGCGCGGCTGCGGGGTCAGGTATTTGTACTGCGCGCACAGCCCATACACGGTGTCGCCGCTTTTTACCTTGTGATTGACAGGATATTTCTTGCCGGTGGGGTCGTCCTTGGTTGGCTGCGTCCCTGGGTTGGTCTGCTGCGTTCCGGCGTTGGTGGTGCCGCTGGTACTGGTGCTGGCGACACCCTCGATGTTCTCCTTGTCAACCCATCCATACACGCGCCCGCCATCGGTGGAAATCAGGTGATAGCGATGCACAGACCAGGAATGGCTGCTGATGATGGTGCATTTACAGGTGGAGCGGCCACGGGTCGCTGCTGCCTTCGCCGAGTCGGATGCAACGTACACCGGGCCGCCCTTGAAGACGACGATGGAGCCCACCTTGATCTCCACGTTCTTCTTGGCGGCTTCTTCTTTCGCCTTGTCGCTGGCCTTCTTGGGCACATACGCGCTTTTCGCGATGCGTACCTCGGCCAGGGTCATGGAGAAGTCTGCGCCGCCGTGGTTGGTGTTCGGATGATCAGTCTGGAAAGACTTGATCTGCATGGAGGAAGCGATGTTCCGGCCCTGGTACTGGATCAGGGAACCGGACTCCTGCCATGCACGGAGCTTGGAAAGCACCTGAGATGCTTTCATTCCGGGATAGTCCACTATCTTGCCGGAGATCGAGATTGTGAGAGCCTTGGCTTTCACCGTGTCCGTGGTGGGCACGCCTTTCTCTACGGGGTGGGAGGTCGAATCGACCTCCCGCTCCGCACTCTCGTCTTTTACATGGATGTACAGGCCGTTGATAATAGCCATGATTATGCCTCCCTCGGTTCGGGTGTCTTGCGATCCAGGCTCTCGAAGAACTCATTCATGGCATCGTTCACCCACTGCTTGACCTTCCGCGCCGTCGCTCTGTCGTCCTGCGTACCGCTGACGGTCAGGTTGAATGTCGGGGAAATGGTCACCGTTTCGGTACTCGTCCGGTTGGTGGTCACGGTGCTGCTGTCAGAATCCGGGCTGTAATGGTTTGCATACGGGATGGATGCCTCGCCCATCTTGGAAGCCGTTGCCTCCAGGTCGGGAATCTTGCTCTGCATACCGAGGTCGTAGCCTTCGCCGACGAAAACGCCCGAATTGTACGTCTCGCGGGACGGGCTGTTGATGTCCAGCGTCACGTCGAATGCGGCCTGGATGGCGGCAGCGATGGAAGCAGCAGTCGCAACCAGGGTCGCGCGCATCGACTCCATGCCGTTGTTTACACCCTGCATGATAGCAACGCCGGAGGAGTACATGGCCGTCGCCGTGGTGTTCATCAGCGCGACAATCTCGCCCAGGCGGTCGGAGAACTTGCCCTTCAGCTCGGTCAGCTTGGTGTCGGCCGTCGTGACCAGATTGCTCAGGGACGTGCCGACGGAGCTGTCCAGCGTCGAGAGCGTGTCGGGCAGGTCGCCCGCCGTGCCGAGGGTGTCGAAGAAGCCGTTCAGGTTCTCCAGGCTCAGGCCGTTGATCGTATCGAAGAACGTCTTGGCGCTGGTTGCAAAGCTGCTCAAACCGGAGCCGATGGTTTCAAGGTCACTCTTGCCCAGGCCGAGGAAGCCTTCATCCGCAGCATCGGTGTCAATCTCAATGCCGCCCAGGGTCTCGAACAAGGATTTGATCGGAGTGAAGTCCGTTATGCCCCCCAGGTTAGCGAAGAAGGTAGCAACGTCCGTAGCAACGCCAGGCAGTTTGCTCGTGATGTTGGTCAAGGTCGTAGAAGTGTCGCCAGTGAACCAGCTCTTTACGCCACCTTCGCTTGGCAGTTCCTTGATGTCCGCAATCGCGTTGAACAGATTGGTCAAGGCTGTAAATCCAGCTGCAGGGATGGCCTGGATTTTTCCAATGGCCGTGATCATGCCATCGCTTGCGAGCGTCTCAATGCCCGTTGCAATCTTGTTGAAGTCGACTGAGCCCATGAACCAGCCGACCACGCCGTTATCGTCAGGCAAGTTTTTGATGCCTGCGAGCGTGTCGAACAGGGTGCTCATTTTCGTCATGGCTTCGTCGGGAATGGCCTGGATTGTGGTAAACGCGCCAGCAGCACCAGCAAGCTGCGTGATACCGGTCGCGATCTTCGTGAAGTCAACCTCGCCCTGGAACCAACCGACTACGCCACCTTCCTTGGGCATGCCCTTGATACCAGCCAGGCAATCAAAGAGTGCCGTGGCCTTCTCGAAGCCGCCCTCGGGGAGCGTCATGATGGTGGAGAAGAAGCCGCTCATGTTGGATGCCATTGTGTTGAGGTTGGTGCCCAGGCCAGCATAGTCAACGCCGCCGGTGATGGCGTTCACAAGCGCATCGCCTGCGATGACCGCAACGAATGCAGCCATTGCCGTAGCAAAGTCGGAGAATCCAGTAGCATCCACGCTGCTGAACGTATCGAGCATCGGCTTGACGGCAGTCGCGAAAGCGGAAAGGTTCTCACCGATGGCCGGGAGTGAATCCGTAACGCCCTCAGCGAAGCCGCCGACGATGGAGCCTGCCATGTCGCCGATGATGCCGCAGATGTCAGCCAGCACCTCGCCGCCCGTTTCAAGCAGATCGGTAAAGCCGTCAACCTTCGTCAATGCGCCGAACGCGACCGCGATGAGCGTGAATCCGGCAAGGACAGCTGCGATGCCTACAAGGCCCATCAATACGGCCTGAATCGGGATCATACCGACGATGCCAGCAAGGGCGGCCAAGGCAGAGCCAACGAGGCCAACCCCGCCGATGATGATGATGATTTGCGTCAGAGTTTGAATGTCGCTTAGCTCCGCCATGTACGGGGCAAGCCACATAAGCACGGCGGCCAGCGCACCAAAGCCAACCATGACGATGGCAATGTTCGCAAGGCCCTTCGCAACCGTAGCCACAGGGATCATGCCCACAGAACCAGACAGCTTGGTCATTGCCGTGCCAAGGAGGCCCACAAGGCCCATGACCAGCAGGACTTCGCCGATGGATTTCAAGTCGGACAACTTCGCCATATAAGGCGCGGCCCACATCAGCAGGGCCGCAAGAGCCGCAAGTCCACCGATGATGATGGCAAGGTTGCCGAGGCCCTTCAGCACAACGCCGGTATTCATATTGGCAAGACTTCCGAAGAAGCCGCCGCCGCCCGCGCCACCACCACCGCCGAATAGGCCGGTGATGCCCTTGATCTTGTTGAACAGCTTGAGCGCGAAAACAACGCCAAGAATGGCAGGAACCAGCTTCTTGATGGTGGCAGCATTATCGGTAAACCACGTTTTGAGCTTGCCGAAGAACGCCTCAGCCTTCGCCATGCCCGGAATTTCACCGAACGCATCCTTGCACGCGCTCCACACCTCAGAAAGGATGGTGGGCAGCTCGTCGATCAGCGTGCTGATGATGTCGGGCAGGGCAACGATCAGGCCCTTCACCAAAGAAGTCGCCGCTTTCAGCAGAGGAGGCAGCAGATTTTTGATGATACCGGGCAGCTCTTTTTCGAGCATCGGTGCCAGCTCGGTGATCAATGCACCAACGCCATCCAGCGCCTTCTGGATCGCGGGCATGATATTCTTGCCGAAGGTCTTGGCAGAATCGACCAGGTTGTCAATGCACCGGTCGAAGTCGTCACCGCCCAGGATCAGGGCGGTCAAGGTATTGCTCCAGGCAGATTTCAGGGACGACCAGGAGCCGCTGATGGTCTCGCTGGCTTCCTTCGCCGTAGTTCCGGCGATGCCCATGTTCTCCTGGATGACGTGGATCGCTTTGACCACATCAGCATAGGAGGAAATATCAAACTTCTGACCGGACAGCTTTTGAGCGTCGGCCAGCAGGCGCTTCATTTCCTCCTGAGTGCCACCATAGCCCAACTTCAGGTTGTCGAGCATGGTGTAGTTCTGCTTGGCAAAGCCCTGGTATGCATCCTGGATGGAGCCCATGTCGGTGCCCATCTTGTTGGCATTGTCCGACATGTCGATGATCGCCATGTTCGCCAGCTCTGCCGCCGCCCCGGTGTTACCGCCGAGAGACTGGATCAGGGACGCGGAGAACGACGTGACGGTGCTCATGTAATCATTCGCGGACAGGCCTGCCGTTTTGAACGCATTGTCAGCGTACTTCTGAACGGTGCCAGAGCTATCCTTGAAAAGGGTATCAACGCCGCCGACCAGCTGCTCATAGTCCGCATAATTCTTTACGGATTGTGCGACCAGAGCGCCAACGCCAGCAGCGCCAGCAGCAATGCCCTTGGCAAGCATCTTGCCTGCTGCGATGCCGACCTTGCCGAGCGTCGTTACGATGCTTTTCAGGCCGGAGACCGCCTTCCCGAAGCTCTGATTGGCGATCTGCTTCAACTTGTCGTGAGCCTTCTCGCCTTCCTTCTTGGTCTTGCCCAGAGCATCGTTGGTATCTTCCAGGCCGTCCGGCTTGATGCCATCCAAGCCTTCCTTGATTCCTTCGACACCTTCGGCGGCTTTTTTACTTTCTTTGACCATTTCATCGAAAGCATCATTTCCCATGCCGCCGGTCAGGATTTGCTTGGTGTCATCCAGCGCTCCGTTCAGCTTTTTGAGTTCGGCCATGTCTACGTCGAAGCCGATTTTCACGACATCTTCGCGTACAGCCGCCATAGTCAATCCCCCCTTTGCTCGCGGACGAGAAAAAGGAGCGGCAGGTCATGCCTACCGCTTCTTCTTCGCCGCGCGCTTTTCCGCCTCAATCTGCATGTCCAAGGCGATGTTTGCCTCGTCTACATCTTGAGGCGACATGAAGGGCTTACCAAACACCGTCTGATAGTCGAAGCCTCGGTCAGACAGTACAAGCCGCCACAAGTTCCAGTTACTTTCCGCCCTTTTTCGCAGCTGCGTTTTCGTCAGTTTTCTCTCGAAAATCACCCTGCATCACGCCACGGGCGAAAGAGATGACCTTGTTGAAATCTTCCAGGTTGTCGAAGTCGTCAGGAGTCAGACCCTTGGGCTCGACGATGACATGCTCGAAAAGATACTCGGCCAGCTTTTCCACGCTGGTGTTGGAAGTGCCCTCAATGTAGGACGAGTCCAGCGCCTTCAGCGCGAGAGAGATGCCGCCGAACTGCGCGATGTATTCCTTGCCGCCGATTTCCTTCTTAACCTGATAGAACTTGCTGGTAGCCATTTTGATATTCCTCCTCATATTTTAGGTCAAAGTTGAAAGCCGGGAGCGGTCATCGCCCCCGGCGTGGTGATTAGTTGGTGCCTTCGACGGTCAGGTCGAAAACGGTGAACACGAACTCCATGTCAGCGGCCTCAGCGCCACGCTCGATGGAAGGGAAGCTCTTGAGGTTCGCCTTGGTGCCGCCAACGCGCTCGCCCAGCTTCTTGTTGATGCACCACAGCGGGAAGGGCTCAGTCACCTTCGCCAGGCCCATAAGGAACTGCTTCTGAGGGCTGGTGCACTGAATGGTGATGGTCACGGTGCCCAGGGTGTTGTTGATCTGGGACTTGACCACATCGCCCTGAGCGCCGACGGAGGCAGAGAAGAAGTCCTCGTCCTTCTCGGCGGAGATCATGTCCTCACCCAGGCCGGTGATGTAGGTGTTGTTGACGATGATGGACGTATCCTTCGCATCATAGGTTGCAACGTTCATGCCTTTTTACCTCCTTACACAGTGATGCTGCCGGTGATTTCGACCTCGTGGATCGCGCCGGTCAGAGCAAAAGAGAAGCTGCCGCCCAGGTAGGTGCGGTTGGCACGGTCGGTCTCGCTGGTGTCTTCGCGCTTGGCGTAGGACACCTTGTAGCCGGGAGTGCCGTCGGTGTTGGTGACGATCATGCCCTGGTTGTAGGCATTCTGCAGCACGTCAACCGCCACGCTCTCCAGCAGGCCGATGCCGTTGTTGTCAAAGGCGACCTTGGAGGCGTTGTTCAGCACCTTCTGGGTCTTGTAAGCGAGCTGCTGGATGATGTAGTCCTCGCAGTCGATGATGTCGATGTACTCGCCACCGGCCACCTTGCCCTCGCTGGTCACGTTGTCGCCAGCCTTGGAGACGAAGGTCATGCCGCCCTTGGCATGGATCGCCTCGATCTCGGTCTCGGTCAAATCCTGCGCAGGAATGCCGGACAGGATCAGGTTCTTGTAGGTGAAAGAACCGGCAGCGCGGCCCGCAGTCTCGCCGACCAGAGCAGCCACGGGGACGGGACAGTCAGCGGTCGGGGTGCAGTAGAACAGGATGGTGCGGCGCAGGCCGGACACGGTGATCTCGGTGCTGTCGTCCGCAGGCAGACCGGCGAAGTACAGCTTGCCGTCCATCGCCTCAACCAGCTGGCTGATGGCAGCAGGAGTGCTGGCAGCCTCGCCCGCGTTGACGACGATCAGCTGCCGCCAGCCCTTATCGACCAGCAGAGCATCAGCCAGGGCAGCGGTAGCAGCGCCGGTGGTTGCACATACGGCAATCTGCTTGGGCGCATTGGCCTGGGAGTAGAGCAGCTGCGCGGCCTTGTAGGCGATGCTGGTGTTGGCAATGCCCGCCTCAACAATTTCGTCGGTGTTGGAGACCACGGTGTACTCGACATCAGCGTCCGCATTCTCCAGCAGGATCAGCGGAACGCCGAAGCCGAGCTGGCCGATGGGTTTCGCAAGGTCGATGTGTACCTTCACGTCATAAGCCATGAGATATTCCTCCTTGATTAGGTTTTCAGTTCATGAGAGACTTGCACGGTCTCAATGTAGCCCGTCGTTGCCGACGGATTTTCCGCTTCGAGGTAAACATAAAGGACAACATCGAAGCCATGCTTGCTTTCGTAGCCCATGGTCAAGATGTTGTCCCGGTTGGTGATGTCGGTCACGCTCTGCACGGTGATGCCGTGATCAGACAGCCAGACGCGCCCGGTGTGGGTGATCCACTCCATCGCCTTGGTTGCCAGCATGACGCTCTCGTCATAGTCTTTTGACAGGAATGACAGGCTCCAAATGCTGCGCACCATGAGGCGGTCAATGCCGTCCTCGTGCTGCTGCCAGGTGCCTTTGTTAGCCGCTGCTGGCGTGGTCGCCTTGCCCGTTCCGTATGGATAGGCAGGCGCTGGGCCGGTCTGATCGCTGCGGATCATCTTGATGCCCAGGTGATTGCTCAGCCCGGAAAAGAGCGTGGCCCGGATGGAATGCAGGTCAAGCATTGGACGATACCTCCCCGAAGGCGCTGTCGTACCGCAGGAAGTAGCTGTACACGCCCGTAAATTCGGCATTTTCATGCTCGGATTCAATCATGTACTTCTGGCCCTTGTAGACCACAGACGCGCCCATAAGGGCATCAGGAAGCGGCTGCTGCATGAACAGCCGCTTGTCCTTCTTGGTGATCTTGCCCTCAGAGCGGAACACCTTGCTTTCCTTGTAGGCGATGATCGCGCCAGTCTTTTCCTCGCGCACCTCCTGCCCGTCCTTCCAGTCCCCCGCCTCGTCATAGCCACCATCCGCGTGGGTGATGACCTCGAACTTGTTGGAGAAGTCCAGGATCAGGCCGGAAAAATCAAAGTATTGTCTGCTCATTTCGCTTTCCTCCAGGAGATGCCGCCGATCATGTCGCCGGTATCCACGAGCGGGTTGCTGCTGCCCTTGTTGGCGATGGTGAAACCGCTGTTTCCGGGAGGCATGCCGACCGCGTGATCCTTGATCTTGCTGGACAGCTCCATGCCAACCGCCTGCTGACAGCCGCGGGCAGTCATTTTCCCGGCCGCCACATCGCCCAGGAGCCTGGTGGCCTTCGCCATCACAGCAGCACGGTTCTTGTCGTAGCCGGTGCGCAGGAAGGCGCGCTCAGGGATATGGATGTGCGTGGTCGACTTTTTGAGGTACAACCCACGCCCTCGCAGATAGGCCCGCATTTTAGGCGTAACCTCGATGTTGCAGCCGTATTCGTGGATTCCAGCAAGCCACTTGTGCTCGCCTTTAATCACGCCGACTTCAATGCCGCTTCCTTTGATCATCTCCAGGTTCTTGATCATGTCGGGGAAGCCGTCCTTCTTGGTGGTGTGTTTCACCTTCATGCCCACGGATTACCACCGCCTCTTGGCAGGGTGTACCCGCACAGTGGATTTCAGGTAGCCATCCAGCAGGTTGTGGGCGAGCTGCCAGAGCAGGTTGGCCTTGTTCGTCGTGTCGAACGACATGCTCAGGCCCTCGATGCTCTGGCTCGCTACGCCCTCCCGCAGGCTCAGTGCCTCGGAATACTTGACCACGAACAGCTTCGCACATGCAGGAAGCGCCTTGATGCTCTCCGCGTCGTCCTTGCGGAACGTCAGCGTGGTGTGCTCCAGCATCCAGTCCAGGGCCGCTTCCGCTTGCAGCACGGCCATTGCGTCGCCGGTGACGGGGATGTCAGTCGCTTTCAGGATGTCAGCGTTCATCACGCATCACCCTTTTTGCGGCGCTTGGTGGCCTTCTCAGGGGCCTCCACTTCTTCCTCGGCAGTTGCTTCGGTTTCCTCCTCCGCGGGCTCCTGTGCGGCCTCAGCGGCCTTCTGCGCGGCTTCCTCGCCGGAGGTCTCCGGGCCTTCGTACTTCCACGGGGTTTCCTCCGCCGGAGCGACTTCAGGGATGTCAGCGCCAGCGGGATAATACTTGCCGTTGTACTTCACAGCGTAACCAAACTTGGGCATGTCAGCGCCCTCCTTTCATGTGGTTGTTCGCTTCCGCTTACTCGCTGACGACCTGCAGCGCGTAGCACTCGTCCATGCGCTCAAAGGAAGGCAGCACGATTTCGGAAACGGTGGTCTTGGTGTTGACGGGATCGCTGGTGATGGTCACAGCGACGGCCACGCCGGTGTTGACGATGGCGACGTTGGCCTCGCCGGAACCGGCCAGGGTGCGCTCCTCAGGAGTGGTGCCGTACCAGGTCTTGCCGACGGAGCCGTTGGGCAGCATCATGATGATGTTGTCGGGATAGAAGGCCTTGGTGTCGCCAGCCTCGTCCTTGAACTTCTTGGTGTAGATGACGATGCGGATGTTCAGCGCATCCTGCACGAAATTCTGCACCAGCGCGTCGGTGTAGAAGACGTTGGCGGTCACGTTCTGGGCCAGCACGCCGGACTGGACGCGCTTGGAATCCTTGATCATCTTGAAGGTGGCCTTGGACATCAGCAGCACTTCGGGACGGTTGCCGGAAGTAGCTTCCTGGTTATCCAGGGCGGCCTCGATGTCAGCCAGGGGATCGCAGGTCTCGGGAGCGTTCCACATGTCCCCGGCGGACTCGATCTTCATGAAGTGCTCCTTCTTCCAGGTGCCTTCAGGGTCGTAGTTGTAGGCGTAGTTCACGCCGTTGGCAGCGATCTCGATGCCGACGTTGCCCTCAAGGGGAGCCAGCAGCTGCATGCGCATGCGCTCAGGCACGACGTTCGCGCCGTCCACCAGGGTGCGGGTATCGTCGAAGATGTTGTCCAGGATGGCGGCGGCATAAGGATCGTTGGAATCCTTGCAGCGCATGATCTCCTGCTCGTCTTCCTCCTTCACCAGCATGGACTCGCGGAAGAAGGGCATCTTGGTCTCAGCGAAGGAGATGCCCACGCGGTCACGGAAGGTGGACTTCGCATCGAAGGCAGAAGGCATCAGGGACATAGCCACGCCGCGGTGGCCCTTGAACCACTTCAGATCGAGGCCAGCCTTCTTCTGATCGGGGAAGAAGCCGCCGCCCAGGTATGCCTGCTTGTTGCTCGCAGCTTCGGTATAGTTGAGAGCAATCGCTTTCGCGTTAAAAACGTTATGCAGTTTCATGTTGTTTTCCTCCTGTTACCAGATTAGTCCATGAACTTGATCATGGGGATGGACACGCCCTCAGCGGGAGCCACGGGCAGCTTGGACTTCTTGATGAAGCCGTGGATGACAGCGGTGCCGTTGGGGTCGTCCGCCTTCACGACATCGGACAGCAGGACACCGATGGCATTCGCGTCATTGGTGGGCACGATGGTGCCAGCGGGGATGATGCCCTGATCGTTCGCCTGGATGCCGGAACAGTCAAAAGGAATGGCGATGTAATGGTCGTTGTGCAGGATTTCCTTCTTGGGAGTCACTGCATGGGTAGCAAATTTCATGATTATTTACCTCCGAGTCCATAAGAGTCGAGAATAGACCGAGACTTCTGATTGACCGCAGCAGCATTCTTACCGCTGCGGGTGGCGTAGTCGTGCTCGCCGCCAGCATTGGAGGCGGTGTCGGTGCCCACGCCAGGGGTGCGGCCTGCATCCTTGAAACGAGCTTCGACCTGGGACTTAACCAGGCGGGTGACCAGGTTGTTGAGGGCGGTGACGCGCTCCTTGATGCCCTTCTCGTCCTCGGCCATGACGAGATCGACGATTTCAAGGGAAGCATCGCTGCCGTCGTCCAGACCGGCTTCCTTGATCGCTTTGATGGCGATAAGGCGGTTTTCCTTTTCGGTCAGCGCCTTCTCACGTTCAGCGATCTCCTTTTCCTTCTCGGAGAGCTCGAAGTTTTTCAGCTCGTCAGCATCCATGTTGGCCTTCTGGAGCTTTTCGATCTCGCCGCGCAGCTTCTTGTTCTCGTTGCCGAGCTTGTTGGTCGCCCTATCGACGGCCTTCTGGATCAGCTCCTCGATGTTGCTGCCTTTGTTCTCGCCCTGGGGCTGCTGCTCTGCCGCAGAATTGCTGGCCGCCGTATTGGTCGACTGCTCTGCCGCGGGAGTGTTGGTCGCCGGGGTGTTGGTCGTTGCTGCTTCAGACATTGGGATTCCTCCTTGTTTTTGAGTTCCTGTGTTCTCACAGGCCCACATATTTATGAGTACACAGCCATGCGTCCACGAAATGAGTCCGCCTGCCTGCGTCCACCGAAGTCAATGCCCTGCCAGAATTGCACTGGGGCCGCTGTGTTCTATGTTATAGAACAGGGAACGGAGCCGCTGCTTACAGGCCACGGCTTATATGAAAGGAGGCGCAAGAAGATCCACGGGGTTCCCGGCCCGTGGTGGTACCGTCGGTGGGAGTCGAACCCACAAACGCCTGATTTTGAATCAGGATGATATGCCAATTCTCTACGACGGCATGTGGGGAGACGGGTTACGCCCCGTGCGTTGCCGTTGGTACCGGCCTCTTTTTCTCCCCTGGTGCGGCTGGTGGGGATCGAACCCACGGCCCACGGATTAAAAGTCCGTTGCTCTACCGCTGAGCTACAACCGCATGTGGCGGAGAAGGAGGGAATCGAACCCCCGCGGCGGTTGCCCGCCCTACCTGTTTAGCAAACAGGCCCCTTCACCACTTGGGTACTTCTCCATAGGAAAAGGCACCATCCGAATGAATGGTGCCCTGATGTCATGATGTCAGGAGTTACCTTCGAGCGCTGCGATCTTGTTCCTCA